CTAGGCGCTCAGCAATTCCCTCCTGCTTACTTTATTCTCCTGGAGCGCTTTTCTCCAGTATGCTATTTCCACTTTGTCCGATCTTCTGATAGATTCCTGCAGCATCATTTCACAGTCTACTATTGCACTCTCAATTTCCTCCAGCGTTGCCTCGCTTTCCTCTCCGCAGCATCCACAGAAATCGTCTCCGTAAAATGCAGAGATAAATTCCCGCTGATCCTGCAGAGTAGTCTTATGCTTTTTCGCCATACTCAATACCTGTTCGCCTTTCTGACCTTTTCAATCTCTGAAAGCGCAGGGGCATTAACGCATTTTTTCATACCCTCATATAATTCTTTCGCTCCCGGATTGCCTCTCTCCACTTCATCCGCCAGGTGGCGCAGGACCAATACAATCAGCCCTGCGTCTGCCTTTGCGTAAGGAGATATGGCATTGATGATCTTTTCCGAATAGTGCTGTAGACCTCTTTCCACCAACTTCATAGCCTCCTGCGTTTTACCGCTGGCAATCAGCTTGTTTCCCCGATCCACATAACTACTCATACGCTCTTTCCCAAATGCCATGATTTCCTCCTATTCCTTCGAACCATCCTCCGGCTCTTCGTAGCCGTAGCCATCGTCCTCTCTATTTTCCAGCTCTTCTTCACCCAGGAGTTCATCCGTGATGTCCTCCAGGCCCTCTCCCGGCTCCAGTTCCGGATTGTTTTCGGGTTCTTCGGCCTCCACTTCCCTATATTCTCCGTCGATCACTTCTCCGGAATTATCCGGCCCCGGCAGTAACGGAACGCCCTTTCCCTCAACCGCATTGGAACCGGCAGACTCTTCGCCCTCGCTCTCCCCAACCTTGTCCTGCTGCTGGAAATCCGCGTCGAAGATACTCCGCTGTTGAGTGTTCGCAATCGGTATCAGCTTGAATATCCCGGTTTCTTCATCCATCACCAGCTCCATCTCATTGTTGAAAGAACCAGATTTCTCGTCATTGATCTTTACAGCTGATGTCACCTTATGTTTGAACTGAGGTTTGCTGATTTCCCTTGATTCGCCCTTGATATCCGGATTGTAGTTCGGGATAAATTCTTTTACCATAGTGACATCAATTTTCAATGTCATGCTGCCCTCGTTGGTGCCTTTCTCCTGCATATTTCCGATAAGCCTCTGCAGGACGAAATTCATATCCCTTTTCATTTCCTCAAAGGTATCGCTGTCAAAATCTAGCCTCTTTTCAAAATCTTCGCTCATTACTTAATCCTCCCGTATTCGATATTGTTCTCTTTCATAAAATCAATCAACTTCTGCAGCTGCACCCTAGTACCTACTGCACAGAATTTTGTGCGATACCTCTTCTCTTCCTGCTTAGGCTCAAATGGATCAACCGCAACAGATGCCTGCTGCCCGGCGCTCTGGATAGTCCCCGCAACTGAAAACTCCGATCCGCTTTCCCACGGCAGCGTTCCGCCCTCTGCCTCACCTGATACGTTTTGAGCCGGTTCCGTTACGTTTTCCCGGCTTTCAGTCACGTTTTTCACCTGTTCAGTCACATTTTCTGCCTGCTTACTTGCAGATTCCTGCTCTGCTCTCTTCTGAGCCTCCAGTGCTTTTTGCTGCTCTTCCTCGGCTTTTGCCCGTTCCTCTTCTGCCTTACGGCGTTCCTCGGCCAGACGTTTCCTTTCAGCCTCTTCCTCTGCCTTGCGCCTCTTTTCAGCCTCCAGCTTTTCTTCCAGGTCAGACAGACGCTTATTCTCTGCCAGTGCTTTGCTGAGGTCCAGTGTCTTTATGTAGACATCCTTTGCATTCAGCTTGTATTTGCTCTCCAAGCTGTCGATTGTCTCCAGGTCAGTGCGGACCTTTTCAACCTTTTCCTTTACCTCAACCTGTGCCGTAGCCAGCTTATAGGTCTGATTGAGATACCGGATGTCGAACACCCTCTCAAAAGGCAGAACCTCCGCCAAATCCCCGATTACTTCATCATAGGATTTCTGGATGCTCTTTTTCTTTTCCTCTTTCTGCTGGTCCTCAAACGCCTTTACCTGCCTGTCAATGATGCCTACCGGCTCCTGGATCAGTGCCAGAATCTCTTTCAGCTCCGCCTCGAACACTTCATACGGCTCATTGATGATTTTCTTAACCATCTTCCGGCGTTCCTCAATGGCCTTTGTCAGCTTATTCAGCTCCGCCCGATCCGCCTTTGCCTGTTTCATGTTGTCCTCTGTGTAGACAACATTCTGGTATGCAGCTATCTTATGCCTTACAGCCGCCTCCAGCTCTTCCTTGTTCCACTTAATCACCCGGAGAAAACCGTCCTCCGTAGGATTGATTAACCGGAACTCCATCTTTTCCGGCTGTGCCACAGCTACCTCGTTCACAACCTCCGCCTCCACCGTTTCCGGTGCCGCTTTCTTTCTTCCTGCCATCTGTCTACCTCCTATTCTTCGTCTAAATCAACATAAATTCCTAAGCACCCCATAAAATCCGCAAGCTCTTCCAGCTGATCTTCTTCTGTTCCCACCACATCCTCCACATATTTGCTACCGCAATACGGACAAACCGGATAACCAGGCTGGCAATTCTCCAGAAGTTTCTCACCTACAATAAAATCTTTTCCGCAATCCAGGCAGCTATATTTTGTATGAATATCAATATAATGCCCTTCCGCCCAATTTGGACTTCTCCACATACTCTGCCTCCTATATTTGATCTGGTCCTATTACCCGGATTGAAACATCCACCCTCGGATTCTCCGAATAGAACTTCCTTACCTGTGCATCCACCACTGCCGAATCATCATGATATGCCACCAGATTCAGGCTGTCACAGATGATCTTCCCGATATTGTCCCAATCCGGCTTTTTTATTGGCCGGATTTTATGCTCCAGCATGGCTTTCCGCTTTTTCTTGCTGGTGGATTTCGGAATCTCATAGTAAGCGATAATCCTCACATCCAGCATGGCGCCTTCGCTGAACATTTTCCCTTTCGCCGTCTGCTGATACATCAGCTTGACTAAATTTTCATAGCTCACCGTTTCGTCCGGAGTATAGGTCTTTACATACTGCCCTGCTCTGGAGAACTTCGGCCTCTGCTTTCCGAATGGCTGGCCCGGTACTGAGAACTTAATCTGTTTCATAGCGTTATCCTCTGCCTGTTCCATACTGCCTCCTATTCACCGCCTCCGGCATCAGCCGCACCGTCCTCTTTGTAGACCTTCAAGTAGTAGTCCAGCTGCTTTCCTGTCGGCGTTTTCTTTCTTACCCCCGGACCGATTGTATATCCGTTTTCCAGGAGAATACCCGCAACCGCCTTTCTGTCCTCCAGCTTATAAATGCTGATTTCTGCCACCTTTTCCATTGCCATATTGTCATTCCTCCATTAACTTTTTCATTTCATCAAACCTCTTTGCTGCCTCTTTCTCTCTCCAGGACCTGCCAGGCACCCTTACCGGGAAACACATTTCAAATATCCTGTCATATATCCGCTTATACCGGATGTCCGTATTCTCCTGCATTTCCTTTACTGTCATATTCGTGGTAAGGATCAATGGCTTTCCTGCCCGATACCTGCTGTCGATGATGTTATAAACTTTCTCCAGGGCATAGTCTGTATTTCTCTCGGTACCCAAATCATCAATTATCAGCAGGCGGGCATCGTTCAGCCGGTTCATAAAAATCTTTTCTTCTTCTGGATTTCCCTGGATGTTCTGCAGGATTTTCACGAATGAGGTCATGATTACCGGAACCATCCGATCAATAAGCTCGTTTGCTATGCAGGCGGCTGTAAAGCTCTTCCCGGTTCCTACCGTTCCCCACAGCAATATGCCCTGCCTTTTCTGGTACATTTCCTCAAATCGTTCCACATACTTCTCTGCCAGAGCATACACTTTCTGGTTATCCTGGTCTTTCTGGAATGAGCACAAGCGCACTTCCCGCAATTTATCATCTATCAGACTGCTGTTTTTCAGACGCTCTATGCGTTCCATAGCCTTTCGCTTTTTCTCTGCCTCTTCCCTGCGTTTATTTTCCTCAACCTGGCATTTGCAGAGGCATCTTACCACTATTTCCTTTCCGTCAGTAAAATCTGAGGCCGGAAGTCTGGTCTGCTTTTTGCCTCTGCACTTTCCGCAATGCAGAAGTCCATCATCGCCTATGTAGTCTCCTTCATCTGTCCGTACCTCTACGGTGTCCTGCGGAAGTTTCACTATCTCCCCCAGCTTTACCGGTTCACCAATCATATACATCACCCCTTCCGAAACGGATTCTCGTCGTCTGTGACTTCCATACTGGCCTGTGGAGCGTTTTTAGGAAGATAATCAAGGAATGGTGTTGCCTCCCCTAAAAAGGTCTTTCCGTGCTTGATATACTTCTCTTCCGTCCTATCTCTCCTGCACTGATCCGCATAATTTTTAGCCGCCTCTAACAGCTGTTCATGAGAGAATCCATCCTCCAGCCTCGCTTTATATTTTTTGTACGCCTGCGCCTTGTCTGCTTTCCTGGGGTAAACGCTCCAGAACTCTTCAAAATCCGTTGAATAATTACTGATTGCCTTTCTCGACTTCGGCTCCGGGCTTTGAGCCTCCGGGAGAGCAGGGATATTTTCCTCCGGTTCTCCCAAAAGTGCTTTTTCATTTTTGACCCGGTTGTAATACTCTCTCTGCCGGTCCGCCTCCGTTGAGGACTTCCCTATATAATTCTGAATATCCATCATGTAGATAGCCCCGTTATCCAGAACCTCAATCAGTTCCAGCTTTCGGAATGTCTCCAGCGCCTTTTCCACGGTACCTACCTGATGTCCTACCAGGGTGGCAAGTATCTCTGGTGTGTACGGTATCACATTTCTATACATCAGCCGGCCCTCATTCCTCAGGCTTTTCAGATAGAGTTTCAAGAGGATATTACTGTACATATATCCGTCTTTCATGCTCTCCAGTATCTTGATCTCATCCGACTCGAAAAACCCCTCCTTCAGCTTTAGGTAATAATACTTTCTATTGTCCGCCATGTGTCCACCGCCAATCGTTACTATATTCCGGCTGTCAAATCCATAATCGAAATCGGCTTTGTCAGTACCCGGTTATGCCTGCAGCAATCGCACAGCTCGCATCTATCCGGCTGGTACTCACCGCTCTTGATTCGCAGAATCCTCGGCATATTCGCCTCGACCACGCTCAGCGCCTCCTGCAGATAATTGTCCGTCACATGGATAATGCGGATGTCCGGCTCTTTCTCCTTTGTCGCACCCGCAATATAAAACGGCAGCTTATCCCCGGTATTTTGCCTCACGATTTCCTGGTAGACTGCTCCCTGGATGTCGTAGCCCCAATACCGGACGAAATCCAGATAACCTAGATCCTTTACCCATTTCAGCTCCGTAATGGATGCCATGACCTTCAAATCCACGATTGCCACCTTTGGGATGTAGCTGTCGATCTTGATTTTCCACTTTGCCCCGAACAGTTCCCCGGTCATAATAACCTGTTTCTGCCCAGACATATATTTCATAAAATACTTGTCACGCTCAATTCGGGCAATGATCTCATTCGCCTTTACATATTCTGCTTTCAAGCCGCCGTCTTTCTTGAACAATGCCGGATGCTCTGCCTTGAACCACTCCAATGTTCCCTCAAAGTAAGCATCTACATAGCTGCCTACCAGAAGAGCAGTAGTCTCTTCATCTTTCCACCGCTCTTCCAGCTTTTCCATCGCCGCAAACTCGCAGGCCAATCTCCCATATGTACCCGCAAAATCCTTGAACTGGGAGACGCTCATATACTCCCTGTTAGCCTCCTGGCTGTAATAATTTTCTGCTGTTAGTTGCATTTTTTCTTTCCTCCTGTTCTTATACTTCTTCCAGTTCCAGACCGCCAATCTGATCGCTCTCCGGCTCTTCCTGGCTTTCCTGCATTTCAAAAGCATCCTGTGCCTCTACGACATCCGGCTGGTTGTCACCGTAACCGCCGTTACCGTCCTCGTCATAAACCTTTTGATCGTCCTGGATGGCCCTCTGCATATCAACCGATAATATACCCCATTTGCTGAGTAACAGCTTAATTACCGTTTTCAGCGCCATAGCCTCGAAATCCGTAGTCCACTTGCTCGACTTCTTATTCTTGTTAATATCATACCTGTATGCCTGGGAATACTTCTTTGCGTGGTTGTCAACCGCCGCCTTAGACATAAATAATTCCTGGCTGAACCCTGTCTTTAAGCGGAACCATGCGTAATAGCCTACCACCTTGCTTTCATCCCCTGCATCCCGCTGCGTGCATTTGGAGAAATCCGTCACAAACTCAATCTCTCCGGTGATCGGATTATACTTTTTCAGTTCATCCTCGTACACAACTGCATAATTCATCTTCTCATAATACCCGGAGCGAATCGCCAGCTGGATAAATCCCTTATACATCATCTGGAATTGCGCCCTGGGTACCTTATCATACTCCTTCGTCTGAGGATTCCACACGCTCTCGTTATACGGAACGATTGCACTGAATCCCAGATTGCTGTCAATCGGCAAATCATATGTTGCCGCCACAAATGCCGCACTCATGATAGAGTTTGCACTGCACTTTTTCAGCTGTGCGCTCCCGGCCACTACATTAGTGATTGATGCGAGGAACTGCGGAGCTTTCTGTCCCAACACTTCCGTAAATTTCTTCTTTACCGCATCCGATGATACCATCTGCTTTACCTGCACCGCCACGCTTACGCCGGTCTGCTGCTGGCCCTGTCCGGCCTGCTGCTGTACTGCTGGCTGCTGTCCTGCCATATAATCATTCCTCCTTTTCCGTTGTGGAGAATGTCTCTCCAATCAGCTCCCTAAATTCTCCTGTGCTCAAACAAGCACTGCACATCCTCCGCACTCCCTTTTCTGCATCCTCAATAGCGTTGTAGCATTCACATATTCTCTGAACAAATGATTTTTCAGCTCGTCTTTGAATAGCAACGGCAGATATTCCTCCCTGTTCTCAATCCCGCATACATCCATCTTCCTGTTACAATACCAAATCAGATGCTCTACCGTTTCCTGGGATATGTGGATTCCTGCCCTTACCCATTCACTCACAATTTCATCAATCTTCGTCTGATCCATAACTGCCCTCCGTTCCGAACAGATACCTTACGACATCACCCACGCACCTTGATACCTCCACCAGCATAAGCACCAGCGGTAAGGTCAGCCATTCTCCGCCGTAGGCAACATATCCTCTCTCCGCATACGCCATCTTGACGAATACCTCTGTCAGAATCAGACCGGCTGTAATCCACAGCCAATTCCTTGCTATATACCTCTTTGCGTTTCTCATTCTGCCAGCTCCTTGTCCGTATAAAAATAATGGTTTCCGTGCTGAAAAAGGAAGTGCAGGTTATTCCTGTGCCAGTTTGACTTTCCCTCGCTCTCGAAATATAAAGCTCCCTGGCTTTCATCCCATTGGTTCAACTGGATCAGTTCCAGTGCCTCGTAACATTCCCTGTCCGGCTCTACTCTGTCAAACCTCCCATTTCCGACTGGGCTGAATTGCCGTTCCTGGAATATGACCTCCGGTATACTGTCCGGGAATTTGCCGCTCCATACACGGTTGAGTACCACCATGATTACCAGTGCTTTCCCCTCGACATCCTCGCTTTCGGCCTCTGCCATTGCGATTTTTGCCAGCAGGTATGCGTCCTCAGAATCCCAATCCATGCTACCTATCATTCCCTGGCTCTCTCCCGGTACGTCCGTATCTTGAATCTCTTCCTTTTCCTCCGGCTGCGTTTCTGCCGCTATATCCGTGGTAGTGATTTCACAAACTTCTATTGTCCTCTCTGCATCCTCCTTCTTGCCAGTGCTGCCTCCGGCATCCGCAAACAAATTATCAATACCTTTAACCGTAAATACAGCAGCTCCGCATATCGCCAAGAGTTTTAACCCAAACAATAGCTTTCGCCTGCTTTTTCTACTCACAATCAGATCTCCTTTCCTGTACTCAGCCGATTACTCTCCCTTGATGTATTTCTCTCCGACAATCTTCATTTCGCTTATGATCTCCGCGATCTTCTCCAGCTTTTCCAGAATTTCTTTCAGTTTCAGGAGTTCCTCTCTGCTGATGATTCCGTCCTCTGTTATCTCGATCAAATCCTCCTTCATCGCCCTTAATCCATCCTCGTTGAACCCTCTCAAAAGGCGCAGGGTAATTCCCTGTATGCTCTTTTCCTCTGTCGCCAACGGAAGAAAACCATGCACTGGGCACTCTCTCATGCAATACCCTGTAATCAGTTCCGGGGCATTGTATAAATCCGCCATTACTCGAACCGACATTTTATCATTTCCCTTTATGTTCCATACAGTGCAGAAACAGGGGCTTTCCGGACTATGGCAAATTTATCTTTGTTTATCTCAATCCTTTATCTGTACCTAAATTTGTACCAAAATCTGCACTAAAAAAGAGCCGGTGCCTGGCTGTCCTCTCCAAGCTGCCGACTCTATCAAAAGCCTAACAGATTTTAATTTTGCTGCTTAATTCCTGCATGGTTTCCTGTACCTTATCTTCGGTCGCATGTGCGTATATATTCATAGTGGTCTTAATATCCCCATGCCCCATAATGGTCTGTATCACTTTCACATTACTTTCATTCTCGCAGAACCGGGTACAGAAGGTGTGCCGGAGGACGTGCGGGGAGAAGTCCGTCAGCAGTTCCGGCTCCCTGCCCTCATTCTTCGCTTTGTCCGTTTCCTGGCTGTTGTAAGCGTTCACAATTCTTGTGATGATGGCATTTACACCCGCCTCTGTATAAGGATTGCCTGCAGCGGAATGGAACACAAAATCAGTATATCCGTCTATCTCCGCCGTTCCCCGGATACCGGACATGAAATCATATTGCTTTTGCCGGATCAGCTGCTTTTTCAGTTCCGGCATGATAGGGATTTCCCGGATGCCGCTTTTTGTTTTCGGTGTGCTGACATGGAATTTCATTTTGCCGTTTACCCTCGTATAGTGCATGGTGTGGCTGATGCTGATAACATTCCTCTGCAGGTCAATGTCTTTCCATGTGATCCCCGCCATCTCTCCGAACCTTGCCCCGGTACCCAAAAAGAAAGCGAACATAGGCAGATGCACTTTGAAAATGTCATTGCCAGATACAAAGTCAATGAAAAGCTCCTGCTCTCTGATGCTCAATGCCTGGCGGTGCTGAGGTTCCTTGTGCTTGATTTTCTTGAAAGCGTTCGTGGCCGGATTCTCTGCGATAAGTCCATCTTCCGCAGCGTCCGCCAGACAGCCGTATATCGTGATATGCACATTATGCACCGTGGCCGTGGCAAGTTCTCTTCCCTCGCTCAGTTCTTTATACAGTTCAACCAGATGCATCCGCTTTATCTTGCCAATCTGCATACTGCCGAGCGGGCTGTCCTGCACATAATTCTTCCAGCCGGTGAAATAATTCTCCCTGGTCGTAGTTTTCAGATTGCCCTTGTAGACCTCCATCCACTTATAAAACCATTCATTAAGCGTCACTTTCGGAGCGTCACTATAGATGCCGTTCTGTATCTCCGATTCCTTGCGGACTATCTTCTTTTTCAGTTCGTTCAAGTCATTGTCAGTAAGCACATACTGGCGCCCGTCAATCATTTTTCTCCAGATGTACCGCTGATCTGATTTCTGGCTTACATTTGGGGGCAGTACCCGCCCCCGGTGGTCCTTCCTGTTCTTTCCTGCCATGCTGCCCTGTCCTTTCCGGGCGGTGCCGGGCTGTTAGCCCAGACACTCGCTCATTAAATTCATTGCCATTCTGAATCCGAGGATAAAGCCGGCCTTTTCGGATTCCCTGGATAACGCTATCGCTTTGTCAAATGCGGTCTGACCGGATGCCGTGCCAGTAAGCGTTGCCTTTTCCAGTTCGTTCATTGCCGTGTCCTGTCCTTCGCTCAGTGGCGTTTCCTCGTTGTACCTTGCCTTGTAGCTCTCAAAGAGCTGTTCGATTGTCCCTGTGCCGTTGATTGCCTTTCTCATGGTGTGACCCTCCTTTACTCGCTGCGCTTTTAGTGCGGAGGACTCACGCTCTGGCAAATCCCCCGGTGCCGGGTGCTGGCCCGCCCTTTCGGGCGGAGCCGCTTGCCTATGCTATCGTGAACCGTTTGCTTGCGGACTGTTTTGTGAACTGTTCGCAGATATCCGGGAATGTCGCTCTCAGTGCCTTGCTGTCAAGCGTGTTGCTGATGATCTCTTTCCAGCGGATGATGAAATTCTTTGTCCTGATTTCTTCCAGGCCCTTGCTCTCCATATCCCTCTTGAGTTCTTCCTTCAGAGCTTTCTCCTGCTCTTCCAGAGCCTTGCGCTGGCTTTCAATCTCCCTCAGTTTCTTCACCCTATTCTCAATCTGTCTCTCTGTCATGGCTTATATCTCCTTTCTTGCAAGCCCCGGCAGGCTTTAAAGTATCTTAGGACTCTGTCCGTCTCACTATCCCCTTATCCTGTTTCCCGGTGTTATGTGGTATTCTTGCTTTCCCTTGCGGTACTCCCGTCTACCTTCGCTTGCTTTATATCCGTTTCGGATATGTTTTTGTTCTTGTGATTATATTATAGCCCATATCGTTATGTATGTCAAGTGTTTTTATAATGTTTTCGGATATATTTTTGATTTTTACTTGCATTTTATATCCGATTAGGATATACTGAAAGCACAAGACAAACTATCGAAAGCGAGGTACACATAATGTCAGTAGCAAGTAAAACAAAAGCTGTCCTTAATATCGCAGAGCGCAAACCTGCAGAATTAGCAGATTGTCTCGGAATACCAGTGCAGAGTGTGCGAAACAAGTTTTCCAGAGACGTCTTTTCTGTTTCTGATTTACTGAAAATCTTTGATTTTGTCGGATGCACTATGTATGTTGAGTTTGAAGATGGCCAAAAAATACGCTATACGATTGATGATGTAAAAGATACAAACAAAGCAAAAGTTGAGCCGGAGGGAGAACACAATCAATGAAAAAATTATTGCTCGCCTTTCTCTCTGCCATGCTGATACTGTCCGCTGCCGGATGCGGTTCTGGTACCCAAACTGGAGAGGATAACTCTATTCCGATTTTGGATAGAATCTATCTGAACAATAGCCCATTGTCGGAAAAATCAATGGATTTCGATTTCCTGAAATTCTATAATGATGGCACCTTCCAGGGCATTGATACCAGTTACACCAGCTGTTACGGAACATATACCATTGATGGCAATGCCTTAACCCTTAACCTTTCCGACAAAACCTATGCCGGTGTGGTTCTTGACGAGGGAGCGGGCGTAACCTTTGGCAGTGACGAGTTCACAGATTGGACGGAGCATATAAAAGACACCGATCCGATTCTTGAAAAATTCAAGTAGCCTATGCCGGAGCCATAACCGAGGACGAATATAACGCACAGAAAGCAAAATTGCCAAATCCGTAACTTTTCAACCCAATTTCAGAAGGAGGTCTAATATGCCATTAGCACAAGCCAAAATTTACACTGAGGAAGATTATTATAACCTGTCGGAGAATGTCCGGGCAGAGCTAATCGAGGGAAACCTGATTTATAACCAGGCGGCACCGTCCAGAATCCATCAGGCAATACTCAGTGAATTGCACACAGTCATAAACAATTATATCAAGTCAAAGGGCGGTTCCTGCCGTGTCTATCCTGCACCGTTCGCCGTCAAGCTGAGGGAGAACTGCAAAACCATAGTAGAGCCGGACATAAGCGTTATCTGTGACAAGAACAAACTTACAGACCGTGGCTGTACCGGAGCCCCCGACTGGATTATTGAAATTGTTTCTCCCAGCAATTCCAGCCATGACTATATTTTAAAGCTGAATCTGTACGCAAACGCAGGTGTCCGGGAATACTGGATTGTAGACCCTTACAAAGAACGCATTTTTGTTTACCGTCTGGAGCAAGAACATTTTGAAGTGGAAACGTACACATTCCATGACCGTATTCCGGTAGGCATTTATGCAGATTTACAGATTGATTTCGCCAGTCTGGATTTCTAAAAACATGATTTGCTTCTTTTTCTGCGGGGGTAGCAGTCGTAACTTAAACTTACTTATCCCGGAGGGGTCTTGCCCTTTCGGGATTTCCTTTTCCTGTCCGGTGCCGGGGCATGGTTCCGGTTGCTGTCGCTGGTCTGTGGTTCGTTTATAGGGGCAGGTGGCGGTTATTTGTCTCTCAGTGTAGATTTATGAGGGTGGCGGTGTCTGGGCTGTCTGTGGGGCTGTCAGACGCTCTTTCCTGTCCAGTATCGGTCTGACCGGATATTCACATGGCCGGATGCAGGGCCGGACTGTGCTTTTCCTGCTCAATCATAGGGTGGAGCCGAAAAAATATCCGGGGCACTGATTCCCCGGATGTCTTTTCTACCCCTCTTGATACGCTTTGGGGCGATTCTGTTACGCTTTCCCGGCTTTCACTAACGCTTTACAGCTGTTCAGATACGCTTTTCCCTATTTTCTTACAGATCCTCACCTTTCGGACAATAAAGCTCATGGGATAATCTGTCATTGTCATGCCTGGGTATCTGGTGGATGCTCAGGAAAGTTGTAATCTGGCAGTTGCCCTTTACAATTTCATCCGGTGATCCCTTTTCCTTTCCCATCCGCTGCACTTCTCCACGCACAGCCTTCAGCTGTCGGGTCATGGCGATTAAATCATCACAGGCAGCGTGAGCCAGTAACCGAGCCGCATCTATGAATTTGAGCCGCAGACGCCACTCGTCACGGTATAAATCGCATATCCCGGACCAGGCTCTTTCCAATTCGCCGGGTGGAATGACTCCGTTTTGATCCGTCAACGCACTCACTAAATCTGCAATCTCTTTTTCTCCCGGAAGTGCAGGAATGCCCTGTGTGCTTTCTGATGCCATTCTCAGCAATTCCGTCCGGTCTATCATATCCGCCAGCCTGGCAGTAGCCGATACGTTCAGACTGCTGTCAGCATTTCCTCCGTCACTCATTACCTGGTCTATCATTTCCGTTTCATGGTACTTTGCAACAGATAGATAATTTTTCGGCATGGGATGTAATGCCTTTTCGTTGTCTGACATCCAGGCACATTCATAGACCGGGCAGTCTGCCCTTTCCTGTACCTCTGCCTGTGGTTCCGTTGGATTCTTTAATCCCTGTGTATATCTCCCGATACGGAGATTTGCGCACACAATATCTCGGGCAATCCTGGCAGCGTCATTATTGCCCGGCTCCTGCCTTTTCTGTTCTGCCTGTTCAAGCTCCTTTTTCACCTGCTCAATAGCTTTCTGAATATTCTCCATCTTTGACTTCCTTTCCGTTCTGATTGCTGGTGTCTCATGTTACAAAATACCAGGGTAGGGGGCAAATGAGCCAGATCATCCTTGCAGGAACACCCAAAAAACAAAAGTTTATTATGTACCTTTATGCGCATATATGCGCTAAAACCCTGCTTTTTTGTAAGGTTTCTTACATGATTTCTGGTAGGTTTCTTTACCAGAGATAAGAGATAAAGAGATTAGAGATATAAATATATATGCTCACGCTCTGATTTCTTACAAAGCCCCCGGCCCATTCCTCCATGCCCTGCTACCGTTTTACTTTTTCCGTTTCCGGTCAATCGCCATGCCGATAAGATGCCCTATGATGTTTCCGAGAGCCATAATCAACGCCATTGTGATATAGTCCATGCTTTTCTCCTTTCCATACAGAACGCAGTATTGCGCTTTCTGTCATTTCTTTTTCCTGCCGTTCCTGATCGTGATTGCCAGCAGCACAAGCTCTAAAACAAAGTTCGCCGTTATAAGAAACAGTAACATTCTTCCACTCCTTTCCCGCCGCCCCACTTGACATTTCCGGGGAGCTGGCATATATTCTCCATAGGTCAAGAGTCGTCCCGCCGAGGGGCTGAACCGTTCCGGCAAATCAAAGCGAGGTTGCCGGAGCGGTTTTCTTATGCCTGTAAAGCCGTCATAGGCTCGTGCAGCGTTTTAAGCTGTGCCATTGATAATTTATAGGGGTTATGCCTTAAAACTCCGCTATGAGCCGCCTTTTCTATCCCGGTTCTGCGTTCCCTGTGATTTCGATTGTGAATACAGGGAAGTCACTCTGCAGAATCATTTCCCAAATTCTAGGATCGTGTATCTCAAACCCAATCCAGTATGCGAACGGCGGGAGGATGCCGGGAGGGATGCCGATTGCCCGCTGTTTTTCTTCCGTGAACACACAGGACTCTATGACGCTTGCGGGCTGGCCGATTGCCGACACTGGCAGCGCAAGCATAAATTCATAGATTGCCAATTCCATATCCTTTACCGTGACCGAGTAGCCCTGCGGGTTCTCAATTCCGTTTTCGGTACCTGTGATGGCAAATCCAAATATCCTATGTGCCGCCGTGTCCCTTTTGCATATCCTGTACCGTCCGAATACGGCTTTCTGGACGGCTCCCTTCCTGATGCCTTTCCTGGTTACATAATCGTTAAATTTTTTCATGGCCTACCCTTTATAGCAGTTTATCTTTGTAGTGATAGACAATCCGGTACAAACGTTCATACTCGTCACGCTTAGTCTGATTTATCTCTGCCATGCCGGTACCTGCAGAAATCAGCTGATTGTACTTTTCAATTTCATCCGGAGATCCATTCTCTCGGCCGATACGCTGAATCTCGGAACGGAGAGAATATAAATTGTTTGCAAATTCAGTCAACTCCTCGCATGCCTGGCGGTGGATTTCCAGAGCTGCATTGATGATTTCAAGCCGTAACAACCATTCAGGCCGGTACAGGCTGCAGATTTCTTTCCATGCCGTGCTGATGGTTCCTGCCGGAAACGTCTCACTCTGCTCTGCCGCCTGGACCATAGGCTCCAGATACTCCCTTGTCCTGCGGGCATTTTCCAGAGAATCCGAATATGCTATGATTTCTTCCGGATTCCCCGCCGCCGTTGCATCTGTAAGCAGCGTTTCAAGGTGCTGTATCTCGCTGTCCTGTATGGCAACCTTTTCCCTCGCACTCTTCACCTTTTCATTTTTTGCAGTGATAAAGGCATTGAATTGTTCCGTAAAATCTGCGTTAGGCGAAAACTCCATATTTGTCGGCTCGTTTGCCATTTTAAGCAGTTCAAGCCGGTCAATAACCTCTGTCAGTCTGAAAGCAGCAATCAGCCGGGGATCGCTGCCGTTCATATCCACCAACTCATTGCTGAGCTGATCCATAATCTCCATGTTATGGAGCTTTGCCTGCGTGAATGTGTCCGTTGGAGCCTGTCCTTTTTTCTGGAACTCTTGAAAGTGTTCCGATTCTTTCAAGCGTTTCAGATGCAGTTTCATCCGGAGAATTTCCCTGTCAAGTTCGGCAAATTGCTCAACTTCCGCTGTCTGCCGCTTTCGTTCTGCCTGGCTGATCTGCTCTTCTGTCTGTTCGATAACTTTTTTTAGATTTTCCATTTTCCCTTGTCCTTTCTGTGCTATTGATGGTTTTTTATATGCTCATGCGTTCCCTATAGGCGCAGGAAACGCTTGTAGCCATTTGCCAATGATATTTATGGGGCAGCGCCAAATACGCAATACTGGCGGCATATAGGGCGGATGCTATGCCCTGTCTGGTTCCCCGAATATCCGATCATAGGTTTCCGTATCGATGCAGGCCGTGTGTTCGTCCATGAAATCAAATGCCTGTTTCTCGTCCATGAGCTGTACCCTTGTTTCCATTCCCTGGCTCTCGCTGACAAGGAAATAGGAGCCTTTCCCTGTGCGGTAGAGCTTTCTTGCCGCTGTGCTGCCGAAACTGGCGGTGTCGCTTGATGATGCACATAACAAATCCGATTCTTCCGGAACATATTGCCGTTTGCCTATGTAATACCTGGGCTTGCTTTCCTGTTTCATTCCCTTATCCTTTCCACCCCTTGCCCTTTTTTATGGGGTGACATATCAGGCTGGAGCCTGTGCCTGTGAGTGACGAAATGCCGAGTTTTCGGGTATTCTGGGGCTTAATCCCAGTACCCGAAAAGAATTTGTGCAAGTTCGCTAATACCCTGCTCAATCACATTATCAGGAATATAAATATTCGTTTTGAGCCTTTTCCCTATCTGGTTACGGTTCATAGGCCTTGCTATAATGTACTGCAGGACAACGGCATTGTGCCTTTTCTTGAAATTCTCCAGTTCTGAACCGCTAAAGCATCTCTGGATGGCGGCGTGCTTTTGCAGGAGCCAGTCAATCCCTTTCCGGATATTGCTGTCCGGTGGCTCTGTGCGATACCGTTCCAGTCCTTGCCGGATCAGTTCCCTTTCCCTCTCACGCTCACGCTGCGTTTTCAGATTGCCCTTTCCTGTGTCCTGGGGCGGTGCTGAAGGGGCGCTCTCTGATGCCATGATTTCCCTTACAGTCTGGCGGGCATATTCCCGGACATATCGCTCTAATGCCTGCCATTCCCTGCAATCCGGCCCTTTGTCGCTCAAATCCATAATTCCCGGTGTGCTGTCGCTCATATCAATAAATCCCTTTCCTTTTCGCTCAGTTCCTTAAATTCGTCCTGGATGCGCTTTTCTGCCCGGTGGCTGGTACGTTCCGGGAGGAATGTTGACAGTTCCTTGCCATATTTCCCGGTGCGGATTCTCTGGTACGCTGATTTTGTAAGCCTTGATACATTCTGGGCGGTGCAGTTCATTTCGCTTGCGATATGCTTTGCGCTGTGTCTCTGGTAATGCCGGGCAATGAGGACATTCCTTTCCGGTTCCGGGAGTTCCTGGAGGGCAGAGCGTAGCAGTTCGTGGAGTTCACGGTCATGGACGCTTTCCGTTGCTGTCTCGCTGGTATTCTCTATGCTGGCAATCATATCCAGGACAGTGCCGGATTCGCTGTCGCTCTCATTCAGATAGCTGTCAAGTCTTTGCAGTTCCAGTTTCCGGATTGCCAGGAGCGTTTCCCGGAGCGCTCTATCTGTTATGCCGAGCCGTTCCTGTATCATTTCATCCGTGGCGGGTAGCCCTTTTTCCCGGAGCTGGTCTCTTTCCCCGATAAAATCCCGGATGCGTTTTCTCATATAGGCCGGGATGCGGAGCGTTTGCCCAGAGAAATCATAATACCTGTAAACACTGAGCTTGATGTAGTAATACGCAAACGTAAAGAATTTTTCTCCCCTTGTGCTGTCATAGTGCTGTACGGAATCCATGATGCCGATAAATGCCTGTTGTTCCAGGTCCTCAAAATCTTCCCTGTCTGGCAGGTACCCGTATTGCAGGCCCGTGAGCCTATGTATGATTTTCCGGATCAGGCCGAGGTTGTCAGTCCAGAGCCTTTCCAGAAGTTCTTGCCGGTTCCCTTGCCCGGTCTGTATCTGTTTTACGATTGATTCATTATCCCATTCCATGCTCTCATTCCTTCCCGGTCAAGATGCTCTTTGCTGCCGAGTGGCATTACAGGAGATTCTTTCTCCAAAAAATCAAGGTGTCCTTATCCGGACGCAGGCGGTCAGACCGGAGGGAATGACCGTTTTATATTCGTTTTTCAGAATATAAAACTCATGTGTTTAATACTGGTATTGCTTATCTTTTCAAAGCAATATGTTTAATCCTGGTATTGTTTGATATTGGTATAGTTCGTTGGCTTGTATCAAGGACACGGTAAAACAAGTATTCGGTAAAGCAAGGTGTCCTTGTTTTAAGGAAACTTATTATTTGAAATCACATAGCCGGTATGTTAATCTCCCGAATGTGCTTGTTTCGCTTTTGGCATAGAATTTTTCAACAATTCCCCGCTGCTCCAGTATTTTCAGATGCTTATACAGCCTGTCTTTACTGATGCCGGTATCTCGTAGGAGCTGGTCTATGCTCGGATAACATTCTCTGTTTTTGTCGCAGTATGTAGCCAGTATTTGGTATATTGCCCTTGACTCAATCGAAAGCGAGCTGTCTCTGGCAATTACAGAATCAACCTTGCCATATCCTTTTTTCTGTGCCATAGGTAGATCCCCTTTCGTGGATATTCCTTAATCGAATAGGCAATACTGGAGCTTGCGGTCAAGCGGGCGGGGGCCGGTTCGCACATACTGCTTTTTGACAATTCCTCTTTGTTCCAGCTCTTTCATGTACCTGTAAAACGTATTTTTTCCCATTCCCGAATATTGCAGGAGTTCTGAAAGTGTCGGGGTGCAGATCCGGTCTTTTTCCGTACAGTAGGTTGCAAGAATGCTGTAAATAACCCTCGCATTTACCGAAAGCGTTCTGTCCCTGATGATGCCAGCTGCTGTTTTTACATATTTTTCCATAAGCATTTACCATCCCTTCCCATGATCTAGGCGCTTACATGTCCTGTGCCTGTTCATCAATCCATTTGTCTACCTTGCGGCGGTCATATAAGACACGCTTTCCCATGCGGACAATGGCATTTGCATTTTTCCCAAGCTCCATAGCCGTATTGCGTCCGAGTGAGGTATAGCGCATAAGCTCAGATATTCCCATGAGCCGCCCATATTCCATGACCTGTGTAACATTGGTTCTCTCTGTCATATCCTTATTTTCCTTTCGTTTATTGTGGTTTATAGTGTGCCTTTTGAAATATAATAAACTCATTTGCGAGCTGTGTCAATAATAAAATTCACAAATACGAGAATTTATCTCGCAGTATCTTACTCTGCCTAATCCCTCCAAAAAAGGCACTCTGCCCTATTTTTTGCAGTTATGAACAATTCTATATACGCAACTAAGGCATATTTCCCCTTTGGCAGCAGGCTCACATACGCAAAATGGGGCGTCTCGCTTTATGCCGTATATTCACATATGCGAATTGCAGCAGTCGTAATATGCCTGTGGAGTCGATACGGGGGCAGGAAACCTTTTTATACTGTTGAGTGGGTAAATGATAGGCTGTGCCGAGAAATGGCGGATATGGTCATTCTGGAGGGGCAGAGGGCGGGCGGTTCCCGGTTGCGGTCTTTGCCCTGGGAGCCGTGGCAATCTGAGGGCGGGCAGATGCTTTTTTCTCCATTCTGTACCAGATTTGTACCAGAGCATATTGCCGATTATCCGAAACCCTTGATATTCCTTGCCTTTTCCGTCTGTCGTTGCACATTTCCGCCATGAGGACGACCTTATCCACCGGCACAACCTTTGTATTCCCAAGCTCGTAATCAGCCAGCGTTGATACCGAAATTCCCAAAAGCTCTGACGCTCCCTCCCGGCTGTATAGCCTCTCATTGTATGCTGCCGCCCTTTTCCTGGCTTTGAAATACACATTGTTGTTCTCGTTTATAGGACCTTTTCCCATTTCGTGTTACCTACCCTTCCGCTATAATCTAATTATCACCAGAGGGTACAGCCGACATTTTGATTTCCAGCAGACTGCTCACGGCATCCACGATTTTTTCATCCATCGCCCTGCCGTTAATAACCAGCGACAGTCGATCCCTGGAGACTTTCAGTTCCTCCGCCAGCTGATTGACGCTCATTTTCTTTTTCAAAAGCTCAATCTTCACGCACTGGCACCATTCGTCTGAAGGCGTATCAATCCGTTCCGGCATCCCTTTTGTGCCAAGCACTCCGTTGATTTTTTCAGCGATTGTCTGGACGCTTGCGTTTGAATACCGGCCATTGATAACTGAGGAAACTGTCGTATAGCTGTAACCGATGCTTTCCGCCAGCTGCTTTAATGTCATATCCTTGTCAATAGCAGCTTTCCGGACATCCTTACTCCATTGTGATGTTTCCTTACCCATTTGAGTATCACTCCTTTCTCGCATTTGCTTAATATTTGTTATTTATTTTTGCGTGTTTGAGTGCTATAATGGAAATATCCTATTTACAGGCTCGCAAACGCACTTAGAAATACATTTCGCTCTCTGCTCGCAACTTTGAATTGATTTGTATTTCATGTATATATTATACCACGCAACTGCGAGTTTGTAAATAGTTACACTCTCAATTACGAATTTATTTTGTTACGGAGGTATGATATGGAAATAATTGAAAGAATCTACCAACTGCTAGACGAAAAAGACAAGCGTGCTTATGAACTTTGTGAAAAACTCTCTATCCGAACTTCCACAATGTCAACCTGGAAAGCCCGCACCAGCGATCCGCCTGCAAAGTACATGAAAACCATAGCTGATTTCCTCGGCGTGTCGCTGGATTATCTGCTTACGGGCCAGGAGGCTCCGGTTCGTAAGACCACCACCCAGGAAGAGGATGATCTGCTGGCGCTGTTTCGTTCTCTTCCTGAGCCAAAGAAGTATGAATTTGTCGGGGAACTCAAAGGATTTCTGAAAGCCTATACGGAGTCTCAGAAGTACCTCGATGAAGAAAAAAGATTATCAGTTTAGAATGGTACCGGAAATATGTCCGGTACTAAAGACAGGAGAACCGCCTATGACAAATGCTGCCCGATACTTCGAGCTGGCACATGCTGAGGAAATCAGCGGCAACGAAAGTGCTGCCCTGCTTTTCTACCTTTCCTCTTTCTGTGACAGCTTTAACTCCGCATCCGGAGATTATCCCTGTGGTACTGTCGCCAAAATCCGGAACCTGCAGAACCGGCTTTCCCTTTCCGACCTGCAGCTCCTTTCTTTGGTACATTCCTATGGGCCTCTTTCAGATGCAGAGTGCCAAAAACTATTATCCTATTCCATTTACGGCTGCGTTGCCGGTATTAAGGCCGTCCTAGCTGGCCGTTCCTATGGATAGCAAAATGGAGGAATTACATGGAACATCAACTAACAGGAAATGAGGAATTTACCCTGCATGGAAAAGGTGCCGGAATTACTGTTTTGGATTTCTGGCGCTGGGCATTTTCGGATTTAATCGACAATACCCAGCGTGGGGTAATGGCAGAGTTCCTCGTTTATTCATCACTCAAACCGGAGTACCCCCCCCCACGCAAATGCGAGAAAACTGGCTCCCTTTTGACGTAACAAGTCCGTCTGGACGCAGGATTGAAGTAAAATCTGCCGCTTACATTCAAGCCTGGACCCCCGAAAACATATTTGCTCAGATTCGTTTTGACATTGGAAAAAAACTGGCCTGGGATAACGCTACCGCCACTTCTGCCACTGTCGCAAAGCGCAACTGCGATCTGTATGTATTCTGCCTATTTACTGCCAAGACAAAGGATGTCTCCCTGCTCGACCTGGACTATTGGGATTTTTATGTGCTGCCTACATCCGTTCTGGATGAAAAGGTGCCAGACCAGAAGGGAATTTCCCTGTCCTCTCTCCTTAAACTGGAGCCGGTAAAGACCGACTATGCCGGACTCGGCGCTGTAATCGAATCTATCAAACTGTAAAGGAAGTGATGCCATGAAACTGCCAAACGGCTACGGGAGCGTAACCAAATTATCCGGAAACCGGCGCAAGCCATACCTGGCTCGTGTCACGCTCGGATGGATCACGGACGAGCAGACCGGCAAAACAGTCCAGAACCGTGTGCCGATAGGAACATTCAAGACCAAAAAAGAGGCTCTCCAGGCATTGGCTGAATATGGAGCCAATCCCTACGACATACAAAACAACAATCTTACCCTTGCCGAGCTTTACCAGAAATGGACGGAAAGCTACTTCCCTACCCTGGAAAGCGAATCATCTTCCAGAACCATCACAGCTGCCTGGAGATACTGCCACGCTATCCACAGTATGCGTGTAAAGGACCTCCGGGCCAGACATATCAAGGGCATTATGGAGGATGGCTATATCATTCCCTCCCGTGGCAAGGATGCCGGGCATAAGGTTCCGGCCTCTCCGGGAACTAAGGCAAGAATCAAATCCATGTTCAACCTTATGCTGGATTACGCCCTGGAGTATGAGCTGGTAGACAAGAACTATGCCCGAACCTTCGACCTCTCCAATGACATCATCAAAGAAAAAGAGGCTGCTACGAGAGGGCACATAAATTTCAACGACCAGGAAATGGAAACCCTCTGGAACAACATCGACTCTTTCCGCTTTGTGGACTGGATTCTGATTCAATGCTACATGGGATGGCGCCCACAAGAACTTGCAAAGCTCAGGATCGAGGATGTCAACCTTTCTGAACAGTACATTACCGGAGGAATGAAAACCGATGCCGGGAAAAACCGCGTCGTGCCTATACATCCCCGCATAAAAAGCCTTGTGCAGAAAAACTACGACCAGGCAATCAGCCTCGGCAGCATATATCTCTTTAACGACCCGGACGCTGTAAAGGGTGGCATGACTATTACCTATGACAAATATGCCGGACGGTTCGCAAAAATAATGACTGCCCTGGGTATGCGTGAGGATCACCGCCCACACGATCCCCGGACCACTTTCATCACTATGGCTAAAAAGGCCGGGGTAGATGAATATGTGATAAAGCTCCTTGTCGGCCACAAGATCACGGACATAACAGAGGGTACCTATACAAAGCGTGATATTGAATGGCTGAGGACGGAAATGGAAAAGATGCCGTAA